AGGAAAAATACCATACAAATTTAAAGAAAAAAGAAACACTTCAACAAGACCTTATTAATAATCCAAGCGATGAAATAAAAAAAGAACTTGATGTTATTAATAATGAATTGGATAGTTATAATAAAAAAGATGAAATCGAATATTATTTAGATACGGGAAATTTGCTAAATGAATATTATTCAAAAAAAGAAGAAACCCAAGTAAATACCGAGATTACTGTTCTTGATTTTATGAATAAGAATAAAAAGAATAAAAAAGAAGATAACTTAGTAAATAATTATATGAGAATAATTGATGATACAATTATCAAAGAAAATTCATCTTGTGACCTTGAGAACTGTCCTTATTGTTTAGGACGCCTCATTCTTAAGAATATTGATAGTCTATTAATATGTGATGAGTGTGGTTATACCGATTCAATTATTATTAATTCTGAAAAAATATCATATAAAGACCCACCAAGGGAATCTTCTTATTTCGCCTACAAGAGAATTAATCATTTTAATGAATGGTTAGCACAATTCCAGGCAAAAGAAACAACTGATATACCTGAAGATGTTTATAAGGGTATACTATTAGAACTTAAGAAAAATAAGTATATGGATATTCAAGAACTATCTTATAAGAATATGCGTGAAATACTTAAGAAGCTTAAATTTAACAAATATTATGAACATATTCCACACATTATTAATATGATAAATGGTAAGAAAGCTCCTATCTTAACTAGGCAATATGAAGATCAATTGAGAAATATGTTTAAAGAAATTCAAACTCCATTCATGCAACATTGTCCGGAAAATAGGAAAAATTTCTTATCCTATTCGTATGTTCTTCATAAGTTTTGTGAACTACTTGAATTAGATCATTTATTAATTTATTTCCCACTTTTGAAGAGTAGGGAAAAACTCCAACAACAAGATAAAATATGGTTTAAAATATGTGGAACATTAATGTGGGAATATATACCAAGTATATAAATTATTCGTTGTGTTTCTTATTTACAATTATAATATGTGGCATATATCTATCTAAAAGGACAAATGTTGTTGCTGCTAAGAGTCCAATATAGATAGCATGTTCATTCATAATTGAACAATTTGGGATATAAAATGTTGAGATAGAAACAATTGATAACATTAAAAAGTATTTTAACACATTCTGAGTATTTAACATAATCCTTTATAAATAAATAGAATAAAAAAAAATAATAAAATAATATATATAAATATAGTATAATTATGGAAGCAGAGGGAAATAGTAATAATGGATTTATGAGAGATATTTTCCACACAACATCGAATCAATATATTGAAGCTAATGAACCACCTATTTTTAATAATCGTAAAAGTTATTCCTTAAAAGGAATTATTCAAGAAACACCATTGAGTAATCTGTTCTTTTCAGATATAAATGTTCAAACAATTCAATGGACAATAAGATATCGTGTTTATACTGAAAAAGGTAAAAAAATATCATATCAATCTCCAAATGAAGTATTTATAATTATGAGATCGATTTATTTACAATATGCGAATTCAGTTGTAAATTCAAATGAGATCTTAACAAACCTTAAAACTCTTAATAAAATGGTAGTTGATTATACTGTTAAAAATGTAGGTGAACAATTAGATCAATATGATAACTATATTACAAAAATTTCAAATGCCCCTATCCCCCTATCCCATCCTGTCTATGAGAATAAGAGGAATTTTACTTATGATTCAAGTAATCTTCTTTAATCAACTTCATCAATCGATTGACCTTGACCTTGATCTTCTGTTGTAGGGGCTGGTCCCGTAGGGAATGGTGTTCCTGTCCCTTCATCTGGATTACTTTGAATCTTCATAAGTATTGGATTAAGTTCCTTATTTAATTCATCATGTTTTTTATCATATTCTTCTTTTGTATATTCTTCAAGTAACCATTGATCCGTTTCTTCAATGGTTACTTTTATTTTCTCATTTTCACTTTCTGTTAATTTTTCTTTCATTAGTTCATTTTCAGTAATTGTCTTAAGGTGGAAAATAAATGATTCTAACTTATTTTTTGACTCTATCTTATCCTGAATCTTCTGATCTTCTTCCTTAAAATCTTCTGCTTCTTGAACCATCCTTTCAATATCGTCTGATGATAATCTACCTTTATCATTTGTAATTGTAATATGTTCCTTTTTACCAGATCCCTTATCATGTGCTTCAATATTCATAATACCATTCGCATCAATATCAAATGCGACCTCAATTTGAGGGACACCTCGAGGAGCAGGTGGAATTCCATCCAATTGAAATGTTCCCAAAGAATTGTTATCTTTTGTTAATGTCCTCTCTCCTTCATATACTTGAATTGAAACTCCAGGTTGATTATCCTGATAAGTCGAAAATGTTTGAGATTTCTTAGTTGGAATCGTTGTATTTCTCTCGATAATTTTAGTCATAACTCCACCAGCCGTTTCAATACCCAATGATAAAGGAGCAACATCAAGTAAAAGAATTTCATCTGCTTTCTCATCTCCAGATGTTGATTTCGAAAGGATCGCGGATTGAACACTTGCCCCATAAGCAACGGCTTCATCAGGATTAATTTTTTTACTCAGTTCTTTACCATTAAAGAAGTTACTTAATAGTTCTTGAATCTTTGGAATACGAGTAGACCCTCCAACAAGAACAATATCATCAACATTATTTTTACTTACACCAGAATCCTTTAGAACACGAGTAACAGGATCAATACATTTTTGAAATAAAGGCATACATAGATTCTCAAACTTGGCTCGGCTAATTGATGAAAAAAAATCAATACCTTCAAATAAAGAATCAATTTCAATAGAAGCTGTGCTACTACTTGATAATGTTCTCTTTGCTTTTTCACATGCGGTCCTGAGGCGTCTACTTGCCCGTTTATTATCACTTAAATCATGACGGTGTTTTCTTTTAAATTCAGTTATAAAATGCTGTAATAGAATATTATCAAAGTCTTCTCCACCTAAATGGGTATCTCCAGCAGTTGCTTTCACTTCAAAAATACCATCATCAATATTCAGTAAAGAAACATCAAATGTTCCACCACCAAGGTCAAAGATAAGGATATTCTTTTCCGTTGGATTGTTATCTAATCCATAAGCAATAGCCGCAGCAGTTGGTTCGTTAATAATCCGAAGGACATTTAATCCAGAAATTAATCCAGCATCTTTTGTCGCCTGTCTTTGAGAATCATTAAAATAAGCTGGAACAGTTATTACAGCATCCTTTACTTCCTCTCCAATATATGCTTCAGCAGTTTCCTTCATTTTCGTTAAGATCATTGAAGAAATCTCTTCAGGATGAAATTGTTTCTGTTCTCCTTTGTATTTAACCTCAATAACAGGTTTATTATCCTTACCGATAACCTTGAATGGAAAGTGTTTTAAGTCACTCTGTAAGGTGCTATCATCATAATCTCTTCCTATCAACCTTTTCGCATCAAACACAGTGTTTTCTGGATTCATTGAAGATTGATTCTTAGCACCATCACCTACAATACGTTCTTTATCATTAAATGCGACATATGAAGGGGTTGTTCTATTCCCTTGATCATTTGCGATTATTTCGCATCGGTTGTCTTTCCACCATCCTACACAACTATAAGTTGTTCCTAAATCAATACCAATAGCTACCATATTATATTCTAATTTTTAGTTTTTTTTTTAAGTAATTTATTATTTAAAAAATGATGAAATAGAAATACTCATGGAAACTCGTAGTGAGTATATATTAAAATTATTACATAAAAAAAGGTTTGTAAATGATTGGATCAATGGAAAATACAAAGAAAAACCAATTATTATCTATGGACCATCAGGTATTGGAAAGACCTCATTAGCAAATCATATAATTCAGAGTTTTGTAAAAGTAGAAGTAAATATCGATTTTACGAAGAATAATAAATCATTATCTACATTTCTAGATTTATCTCTCTATAAAAAAAGTATAACTATGATGTTTGAAACTGTGAAAGGGAGGGCAATCATTTTTGATGATTTAAAACACATCCAACGTCATGATAAATCATTATTTAAACAAATCCTTGATTTTTCAAAAAAAAAGATCACACATCCTGTAATCTATATTTTTAATGATATTAATCATAAATTAATTCAATTAATTTATAGTAAATCATACCCGATTCATATATCATTTACAAAAAAACAATTCAAAGATATAGTCCAAAAATTTTATCCATCGAAAGATTCTATAAATTATACGGAATTAATTGAAAAATCAAATCATAACTTTCATAATATTCAAATAAATCTCGATTTCTATCAAAGTAAAACAAATCAAATACATTCCTTTCAAAAGGATGAAGATGAATTATTTACATTAGTTAAGAAGGTTTATACAACCCCAAGATTAGAAGATATATATCGTTTTGTAATGAATGATTATAATATAATATCATTAAATATACTTGAAAATTGTATTCATTGGATTTTTCGTTCCAAGATTCACTATAAACATAAAATGAGATTAATTAACCATATATATAGATCATACTGTATTGGTGATCTTTTTAATATGGGATTACAAAGAAATTATGATTGGGAATTAATAAATCATAGTATAACATTTACTACAATTGTCCCTCTAAAAAGTCTCTACAGATATAATATAAAAATGAATAAGATGATCTATAATAAATATTTAAGTCGTTCAATCATCTATACCTATAATAATAAGTTATTATCATCCAATAACCTAACGATTAATATTCTATCCTATATTTATTCACTTATGAAAAGTAAAAAATATAAAGAAGCATTGAATCTATGTAATTACTATAAAGTTGAAAAAAAAATATGCGAAAAATTCAGTAAGTATTTTCTTTCAGATCATAAAAAAGAAGTTCAGAAGCTATTTAAGAGATGATTTAATCTTTCTTTTATAATCCTGAAGGTCTTTTGAGGTTAACTCGTATCCCCAGTGTAATAAGACCTGTCTTATTACAGGACTAACTGTATAATCATTATATCTTTTTTTCTTCTTTATGATTTCATTCATCAAACGTCTTCTAAAACGACCATTCGGTCCAGCTAAAGCTAACCAACGTTTTATTTGTCTTTCATCATCCTCACTTCTTCGTCCAAGATAATATCTACAATACCATTGAAACCAACCGTATGGGTCTTGTTTAATAATCCAATCATTTTCTTCCCATGTTTCCAATGAAGAACCACATTTAACCTTGTATTTATTAATCGTTTTATCATACTCTGATGAAGTAACCATTGTTTTGATATCTATATCTTTGAACCAAGTGGAAGGGTATTCTTTGATTACCTGATTTGATGTATAGTTTCTTTTTGTTACCGATGAATAAATTGGACGAAAATACGTCCCTCCAAATGAACCCTCATGAAAGACTTGTTTTGGTGATTTATTTGGTTTAAATTCATTTTTGGACATACTATATTATAATATTATAATATTATATTAATATATTATATTAATATATATGGTAAGACGTAAGACTGTAAAAAGAGGAAGGAAAACTATAAAACGTAGAATTAGTTCACGAAAATTAGTTAGCTCAAGTCTAAGGAAATCCTTTCCCCGTGATCAAAAAGGGATGCCAAAAATATATGTCATTAATCTAAAAAAAGATAAAACAAAATGGAAAAAATACAAAGAAGATCATAAGAAGGGAATTATTGATCGTTATTCAGCATGTTTAGGTATAGATCCTCAAACAAAGTATCGTTCGAAATTTAAAGAAAATGAAGGAAGATTACAAATTATGTGGAATGCTGCGGAGAAAAAGAAGAAATGTACAGCTGGTATTCTAACTTCTCATTTAGGAATCGTTCAAAAAATACATAGTTCGAAACATAGCTTTCCAAAGAATGGTGTTTTAATTATTGAAGATGATGCCCATATTAACTTCTCAAGACTAAAGTTAGCAATGAAGAGTGTTCATAAATACAATGATAGTATTATTTATTTTGGAGGGACATTACATCCTCCCGATACGTTTAAGAATAAAGTATGGTATGGGAATATTGATTCATTAAGAAAAACATTTCAAAAAAATAAAATCAATACAATTGATCCATCAAAATATCGTATTCTCGGTGGACATGGTTATTATTTTCCAACATGGAATACAGTCGATACATTACTAACAGAAATAAATAAGAAAAAGAAAATAAGAGCCCTTGATAGTGAAATGGTGAAATTACAAAAAAAAGGAATTATTAAATATTTCTATTATCCTGCGATTAGTTATCTAAATATTGAAGATGCGATGAAAGGAGTTCATGCTGGATATTTTGATACTCAACGGAATATGGAATTCTATGGTTAGATTATTTCCGGTAAATAACTTTTAGATTCAAGAATATAGTGATTATGAGGAATAGTAATATAATAATAATAATAAATAACATTTTTAAGAAATAGGGATACAGCTCATCAATAATATGTTTAATTAAAGGTTTAAGAATATCTTTTTTTATCATAGTTATATTATCATCCTTTTCAATCTCGTCTCTCAGATTTAATAATATTTTTTTTGTAAGAATTGATAAATTCATTTATTTAATTCTCAATATAATATTAATATAATCATAACACATTATATATATATAATATAAGAATGAACTTCTTTCGTTCAAAGTCAAAAGATAAACAAAAGGAAGTTAAAAAAGTAGAAGAAAAAGACGTTACAATAAAAAATTTTCTAAATCAACAAAAGGATAATTTTAATGAATGTGTAATTTGTTTACAAGAAATGAAGACAAATGAAGAATTATCTATTATTGTATGTTCTCATATTTATCATACAGAATGTATTCAAGCATGGGCGAAAAAGAAAAGGTTATGTCCTCTTTGTGATTATTCTTTCTAATAATAATATATTTATAATATATATATAATGATAGGCACATTTATTTATGTTATCATAGCAATAATTATCCTTTTCTATGTAATTGATAAAAAAAAATTAATTCCTCCTAAAGAAGTAGAAATAACACCCATAAAGGAAGAAGGAATTAAAAAAGCAGTCACAACAGAAGAAAAAAAACAAGAAATCTATAATAATATATATACAAGTTTGAAAGAAATTAATCCTCTTAAAACCTATCGTTCGTGGACTTACATTGAAATCCCAAATAAAACAGTGAATATACAACTATCCTATAATAAGATGAATATTCCTGAATATTTTCAAGAATGTATTCAACTGATGAAGAAAAATATCCCTGAATTAATTGTCTTAACGCCTTTTAATATTACAGAATATCTTCCTAATTTCCCCATTGTAATGAAACATTCATCAAATATTCCCTTAAAGTTAAGAATTGATATTCTCTTCGCCCATATCTTAGAAACATACGGGGGATTATGTATTTCTCCTGGGACTATCGTATATAATATTAATAAAGCATTGAGTATGCTTAACAAGTATGAAATTGTTACATTTGGATCTTCATCAAATATATTACAATCAGATAATAATTTATATTATCCAAATTCATATGTTCTAGGTTCACAAAAAGGAACATCCTTCATCCAGGAATACAAAAGATTATTATTACAAACAGTAAAAGATACATATTTATATAATTTTAAATCAATTGATGAAAGTGATATTATATCTCATTTAATCATTACTTTAGGTCCAACACAATTTCATTTTGGAACTGAATACGATGGAACATATGATTCAAAATTACGGAAAATACGTTTATCAACCTATATGGGGACACATAGTATTGATTTCCTCGATAAGGAAAAATTATTACTTATATCATTCCCATACGATCAATTGCTTAAAAATAGTCGTTATAAATGGTTCTTAAATTTATCAAAAAGACAATTTATTAATTCGAATCTAGAACTTAAGAATCTACTTTATATGAATATTTAAAAATAAAATTTGAATAATATATAAATAATAATAGTAAATAGATAAAACCGATGGGTATTAAATCTTTAACACAAACAATCAAAAAACATTCTCCAGAAGCAATTACCAATGATAATCTATATAAATTATCAGGTAAAAAAGTAGCTGTTGATGCGAGTCTTGTAATTTATCAACAACTATTAAGTAGTCGAGCAGGGTTCTTTCATAATAGTAAAGGGAAGATCACAAACCATATTATTGGTCTATTCTATAAGATCATCAATTATTTATCCATCGATATTGAACTATTATTTGTCTTTGATGGAAAACCTCCTGATAATAAACAATTGTGTATTCAAGAAAGGAAGGATAAGTCTTCACAAGCTCGTGAAATGATGGAATTAACAACAGATAAAGAAGAAAAAGAAAAATTAGAGAAACTGTCGACACGCGTTACAAAAGAAATGATTGATGATGTAAAACATTTACTTAATCTATTAGGTGTTTCATATATTCACCCCGAGGTTGGTGAAGGGGAAGCATATGCCAGTGAACTATGTCGTATGGGGTTTGTTGATTATGTCCTTACTGAAGATATGGATACAATGGCTTATGGTTGTCCAAAACTAATTCGTAATTGTGTTGAAAAGGATCTTAAAAGGAAAGATATTGTTTCAATATTTAATTATGGTGAAATCATTCGTGGACTTAATCTAGATCATAATAAATTTATTGAATTCTGTATCTTATGTGGTTGTGATTATTGTCCATCGGTTCCTAAGGTGGGAAACAATACTGCTTTAAAACTAATCAGTAAATATTCATCCATTGAAGAAATCATAGAATCAACTAAGTATCAATTTCCTGAAAATTATATAGAACTCTTTCATTCTGCGAAAGAAAACTTTCTGCTCTTTTATGATAAGATTAATATAGATGATCTCAAGATATATACTTCAGAAAGGAATATAACAAAACTAATTGAATACCTGAGTCAGGAAATCAATATGAATGAAAAAAGGATTAATAATAGCCTTAAAAAATTAAATAATATTTATAAAACTAATCAGTGATCTTATTTAACGTTGTTCCCTTCATTTTCGGATTCTGTTTTTGTATCTCTTTTTTAACTTCTTCTTTTTGTTCTTTCTTAAAGGAACAATTATGGGAATGTGTATAACGATGTAACGAACAAAAGATCCCTTCACATTTACAAGGGAAACTAATGAGTCCTATTTTCTTATTACAAAATGAACATCTTAATTTTCCACCCATTCTTTATTCTTAGATCTACTTTTTTTTTTGACTAATTTAAGTTGTAATTTAATTCAAATTTATAAAAATGAAAATCCCCATCCTCGAAACATTTTATTATATTCCTTCTTTGTAATTGATCTACTACCTCCATTACATATGTAAATACCATCGTAAGAAAGTCCACCAACCTTTCCTCCACCCTCTTGATCATCCTTTTTATTCTTCTTTTCTTCTTCCTCATCACTACTACTTTCACTCTCATCCTTTTCTTCTTCCTCATCACTACTACTTTCACTCTCATCCTTTTCTTCTTCCTCATCACTACTACTTTCACTCTCATCCTTTTCTTCTTCCTCATCACTACTACTTTCACTCTCAT